ATGGGAAGCAAAACGTCTGTCGGAAACCTCGCTTCGGAGGTCATGAAGCAACTCGACGATTATGCCAAGGTCACGACCGAGGGCATGAAGAAGGCCGTCAATGGTGCTGGCAAAACAATCCGCAAGGAAATACAGGCCGGAGCCCCGGCACGAACCGGAGCCTACGCAAAAAGCTGGAAGGTAAAGAAAACCGACGAAAGCTCCAACAAACTGGAGGTCACCGTCCATTCCAGCAAGCCCGGCCTGCCGCATCTTTTGGAGCACGGCCATGCCAAACGCAATGGTGGCAGGACGGCAGCACAACCGCATATTGCGCCTGCCGAAGAGCTCGGCATTGAGCAGCTGGAGCGGGATATAGAGAGGATGATACGGAATGGATGAGCTTTTGCAGATCATGCAGGAACTGTCCCTGCCGTTTGCCTACGACCACTTTGCCGAGGGCGAATCGCCGGAACCGCCTTTCGTGGTCTACCTCATACCCGGTAACAACAACTTTGCTGCAGACGGCATCGCATACTACAAAATAAACGAAGTGCATATCGAGCTGTACACGGATAAAAAAGCCCCGCAGCTTGAAGCACAAGTGGAAGCCGTGCTGGATCAGCATGGCCTTGGCCGCTGACAGCACCGTTCCCACGGACATCGACGAATGGCTGGATCAGTTCGACATGTTTTCGATCTACGAGGTGCTCCCGGAAATCATCGAACTGTGGGGCACCAACATGCAGACGGATGTAACCGTTAAAAAAACAAAACCCCAGCACCCGTGAAATGACAACCCCGCTGTTCCTCCTGCGATGCGTCGAGCTGGGGATCAGCATCCGCGACCTTGACCTCCTAACCATCGGACTCGTGCTCGACATGTGGAGTGAAAAGGCCACCGATAACGTGGCCTACAGCAAGGTTGCCACGCAGGAGGACTTCGATCGCTTTTAAGGGAGGTGAACAGAGATGGCAGGCAGGATCAAGGGCATCACCGTAGAGATCGGTGGCGATACCACTGGCCTCGAAAAAGCCCTAAAGGGTGTAAACAGCGCGATCAAAACAACGCAGAGTGAACTCAAGGACGTTGAGCGCCTGCTGAAATTGGATCCCAGCAACACCGAACTGCTGACCCAGAAACAAAAACTCCTGAAGGACGCCATCTCCTCCACCAGTGAAAAGCTGGAGACCCTGAAGGAAGCACAAAAGCAGGCCAAGGAGCAACTTGAACGCGGAGAGTTCGGACAGGATAAGTACGATGCCCTGCAGCGTGAGATCATCGAGACCGAACAGGAGCTCCGACGCCTGCAGGAGCAGGCTGCGAGCACCAGCGTATCGCTTGAAAAGCTGGCCGAAGCCGGTGAGAAATTCGAGAAGGCCGGAGACAGCATTACCAATGTTGGTAAAAAGGTTTCCGTAGCCTCGGCAGCAGTCACCGGCCTTGGCGTAGCTGCCGTCAAGACCGCAGCGGACTTCGACAGCGCCATGGCAAACGTGGCCGCCATCTCCGGCGCGACCGGCGACGATCTGCAAGCCCTTCGAGATAAAGCCCGTGACATGGGTGAAAAGACCAAGTTCAGCGCATCCGAAGCTGCGGAAGCTATGTCATACATATGATACTGCCTTGCAACTAACGGGGTATGATCCAGTAATGGCCAAGATCAAGAACTTTGATTTTGCGGAAGAAGCTAAAAGAACACCCTACTACCAAAAGATCATGCCAGCCATGAAGGACTACTATGAGACAGCAAATTATGTGTTCGTGCATGGGTGGGTACCGGGATTTTTCAACAAGCTCGGATATAACTATTTTTCAGACTGGCGTGAAAGCTCCGCACAGGAATGGAATGCCGCACGATGGTTTAATGGAATGGCATGTATTCCCGCGACATTGGAGGATAAAACGATTGTATGTGGTCACTGGCATGCATCATGCTGGAACGCGGAAAAATGGATCGCGGAATCGTAGAAATCGTAGATACAGAAAGCTTGGTGCCGAAAGAC